GGATATTTGGTAGTTCCTTCACGGCTGTGTATGCACGGTGCAAGAGGGTCATAAAATCCGCATCCAATACTTTCGGCACTTGTGCTGAACTCATTTTCTTGTCTGATACAAAATCTTTTAAAGCACTCAGTCACTTTTCGTGCTTGCGAACCCTCATGACCTGAATAGAGAGCATTGAGAAATAGATCACTTTTCCATAAATGTTGGATATCAATCATTTTCATCTGTTTTACTTCTCCATAAAAGTCCCGCTGATAATTTGCTCGTAAAAACTCAATATAGCGCTCAATTATTTCAGCTACTTCTTTGTTTCCAAACGAGTCTATCCGAAGAGCATACGCCCGCATTAAATGCCAGCGCACATCATCGATATCGGAGCCCCAGCAGAGTGACGAGAGGACTTTACTTGTTTCGGGTTTGGGGTACCATTTAGATGCTTCTTTATCAAAATAGAATCCATTCGATAAGAAGCAAACGTTTTCCAACTTCTTTGGTTCCCACTTACCGTCTGGGGTTTTTGTTGTGACTCCTATGCCGGACCAAATCTCCGAAATGGCTTTAGCATTGAACCAACCAACAATCTCATCGCTAACCGTGAAGGTATTGTCATCACCATAGAGAGCTGCCTCAACATGCGAGTGAAAATGTGGGTACTTTGGTACAATTCCCACTTTCCTAGCTAAAATTATATAAGCATAGGCGAAGAGTCTATACAGAATCATCGTGTTATCCACTACAGTGTTTGAGCAACCCGACGGATTTCCAGTGTGTTTTTGAATTAATTCACCGTTGTCCATCACTATCACGCTATGTATAATTGCTTCATAGATCTTTTTCAACCTTAAACAATTTTCCTTGGTGCGCTCCTTTACTTTCAGCATCCCTTCCCTAATTTGACGTTGACCATCCATAAATTCAAAGGCCAAACTGCTATCATATGCAGTTTCGTCAAGTTCGAACGCGTTGGGGTGCTTACTCAGCCGGTTAAACAGGTTGTTCCATCCACCCATAAACTTTGAGGAGCCAACCATACTCCAAGTCTCTCCTGCTCCATTGTAGAAACCAATATTCATGTCTAAACATAATCTATTGGTAGCCACTGAATGTTCGAATGGTGCAGCAGTGAATGTTCTAAGCTTGTCTTCCTGTAACTTCTCCACAGGTCTGAGTTCCATTTTAAGTGACGAAGTCCAAATTGGACAAAGATTATCACCTTCAATTAGATTAACCCAGTAGTCTGATAAGACCATACTCATTTTCTCACATAACAAAAAATCCTTTTTGTTGGAAAATTTCAATGACCAGGGATACCCTGGAGATGTATTCATGTTCATTTCCAAAATACATTCCTCTTGCCCCAGCACGCTAGAGCCTCTCATTGAATCCATAAAATGTGTTGAAGTTAACTCTCCTGCTAGTACCCAAGCATTGGTATCTAATACAGGTTGGAGGCGGTCATATTTCGCTGTGCTCTGAAAGGCGGCGCTAAGATATGAACCACTACCCAGATGCCCTATAGCTGGCATTCTATAAGCTGTCGGCAGAGGTAAATTTTCTGCATCACAAAATCGGCGAAACGATTGATTCAATACTTCCTTACACTTTGGAAAAGAAGCTCGCTTTACTCGACCGAGATAAGTAGTAGTGCCATTTTGGAAATGTCTGGCATACTCACGTGATGTTGTGTAATGTCCCCCATTTATACCCTCCATTACAAATATAGGCCGATCTATATATTGTTTGAGGGTCTGCTCCCAGCTCACAAAGGCTGGGAGCGGGGAGTCTGAAAAGCCAAACCCCCACATTTTTTGACGATCTCATCTGTAATAATGATAAAACCGTTGCGTTTCTTCTGGGTGGCATAGTTGTGAATTCCAACAAGTTTACCTTGCTCATTGAACACTGGAGATCCACAAAACCCAGGTTTGGTATCGCAGGTGTACTCTGCATAGCCATTAGAGTGTATAGCTTCAACAACACCCTGTGAATCAAGTGGGCCACTTCCACTCTTCATATCCGCCTCATTATCATATGCCACGTTCTTCACATTCATTCCCACTGTGATATTTTTACACACGCGCATTGAATGCATATTTCCCAATTTGCCAGGGAAATACATTAAATCTGGACCGACCACAATACCAAGGTTTCTTGGAACAGAAAACTCCTCAGCACCTTCAGAAAACGTTATCTCAACATTTTCAATGGTCTTTTCACTCTCCTTGTCTCTTTGGAATATATGGGTACAAACAAGAAACCCATTACTGAATGCAGTTGCATTCATCTCTTGGTGCTTTGTCTTTGCAAAAGCGAGATGTTTCAAATGATTGAAACTCTTGAAAGGCTGGCCCTTCACGATACTCTCTTTTACTACGCAGGACTTAGCGTGTCGACAATGGTGGCCGTTGCAAACATTACCACAAGACACCGGAACCGTTTTATGAGAGCACGATTCTGAGTGAAAGCAACCTTCCAGTCCTTCTTTCTTCTCAGTTTTCTGCTTTGGTTTCTTCTCACTAGCCTCTTTCAAGCGACACTTGCTCGCGGGATGACCACCTTTACCACAGGTAGTGCACTGAACAAGATTCCAACATAATTTTGAATCATGCCCAGTCTTGTTGCAATGTTGACATTTAGTCTTACCCTTATCTGCCAACTTACGCTCAACATCTTTGCTATGCTGTTTAACAGCTCTGTCCATGTACTTTTGGCGAAAAGCCTCATACACTGATGACGGCAAAATGGATTCACGAAACATGTTCTGATTTTCAAGTTTTTCATCTTCAGAATCATACTTCTGATAATCCCTTTGTTTGCCCCACTCACGATAATGTTCATCATCGGGATCCTGTTTAAACTGCTGGTAATACTCCTCATTATCTTCTGGGTAGTCTTCTTCCACTCCAGAATCATAATTGGCATCTGCATAATCATCAGGATCAAAAGAACCACGGGCACCATAATGGCCAACCCGCTTATTGATTCCAACAATTTTGCCAGCATCATCCAGTTCGATTTCATAGCATTGTCCCAGTTCATCATACTGGTACTTGACTTTTTGCTTACCGCGCCTGTGTCCTTCCTTCTCTTCAATAACAACACCTTTAGCAGCATAACGTTTTTCCGCTTTTGAACTAAGCAAAAACGATTTACCAGCCGCAATACGCTCTTTGTTATTATTAAAGAACTTGCACTTTCTACAGCGACATGTAGTTATGTGCTTTCTGGAATTAGCGACTCGTACTATGGCTGTACTTAGCTTGTTAACAATCAATTTCTGCGCATTTGGTCCATACCACCGCAGATACACTTGACGCATAACCACCGCAATAAGAACAACACCCAACACATGATAAAGAGCTTGAAACACACTGTTATCCAACACTGATTCCAACCCATTAGCTGCGTCAGCATTTACATGCCGCGCTAACCAATTAACAATTCGCCGCTTTTCAACGTTAGGTATTTTTACTTGTTGACTAAGCTTGTCAACTTCCTGCTCCTCAGCAGGATTATTTGTGGTTCCTTCATTTGCAAACACTTGCAAAGGACAAAACAACCCAGAACTCAGGGCAACACCCAGAGATGATCCTTCAGGGACATGCATTAAATACTCCTTACCACAATTAATGCAGCAGGGTTCATCAAGCACATCAACATCGTCTTCATCTAACGCGTCTGCCCGATATTGCATGCCTCCAGGATAACAACAGTAAGCCTGGTCTTTACTTTCCTCTTCCCCACTAACAACAATATTACGTAACTCGTGTTCATTTAGTAACTTACCACACTCATCACAAGTTATTAGTTTGCTTTCAGCTGGTTTAGTTTTATCAGCTATCTCTCTAAGATGAGCAAGGTATGTTGGATCTCTTCCACGCATATCCCTCACTTTTCTTTTTAAACCACCAACT